TGCACGGACAACGCGCAATGAGTTACCATACTGCAGGAATTGCGCAGCTGGATAAAAATATTTGTAAGTGTCAGAATCAGGTTTACCAAAAATGCTAACTAACTGTTGTTCTGATCCTACCGTTGTAATCTCCTCAACAGGACCCCACTGGAATGCACCAGCAATAGCTCCGATTGATGTAGATACAGCAGGAACAACATTAGTCAAGTCAATTTCTTTAACCTGGACACCAGGTGAGACTTGGAATGCCATGTATTTTTCCCCTTCATTGAGAATTTAATAAGTTTTCATAATAAGATGGTTTCACTGATATTATTTATATATATACAGTTTTAGAAGAATGTATCTTTCTGAACGTACCAGGTATCTCCACCTTCTCTGATAGTTTCAACTTCATCTACTACACCATCATCGAAAACTCCAAAAGGTACTACGTCATCTTCGATCATTCTTTGTTGTTCAGCATACATCATGCTTTTCATATCAATGTCTGTCATTTCACCAAAGAATGGAGTTGCAGCAAACCATCCAAACATAACTAAGTTCATCATTAAGTCATCGTGATTACCATCGGCAGCTTCATAAGAAGAACCTTTAGCAACAAACGTAGACATTTCTATAATTGTATCTTGATCTACAATACTAATTTGGCTTTGTTCAACAAGATCTTTAATATTAGAACATCCAATACGTTTGACCTTTCTTGTCATAGTCACACCAATTGAATTAGCTTTAATCATTGATTCAACGAATACGTTTTCATATTCTAAATCATAATACAAACCATTACATACAACCGCACCCTGATCATTCGATTCAATAACTACATAAGCTTCGTTATATGTCTTAGCATACTTATAGATGATATCTGGTAAGAGTAATGGAGAGATCATATTATCTCTGTATACTGCTACTTGTTGAAATGGTTTAGTAGTTACATCTATTATGTTAAACGTTGAATAATCCATACCTCTACCCTTTGCCACATCGACAAAGACCATATAGTCATGATTCTCTTCAGGTTTAACATATACTTTTACATTGTTTTGTGTAAAGATAGGATGCTGAGCTTGTAAACTTAATAAACAATCGCCTGATATCAGTGTATTGCCAGTGCCGTGGAAGGTATTACCAAATTCTTGGTTAAACTGTAACTCTGATGTATTTGCAATTGTCTGTTTCTTCCATTCATCATCTCTACCTGGTACATCCCACCAGTCAACTCTAAATGGTTTAAATTCATTTGTGCTTTGTACTGCACCTTCCCATAATTTGTGGTATATGTTACCTAAGCCGTTCGCTGTAGAAGTAACAATTACTTTTGTAGATTTACCTGACGACACAACAGGGTATGTTGAAGTGTAAAACTCTGTTGCGTTTTCAACAAAGGCAAACTCGTCAAGGAATAGGAGATTGACAGACATGCCTCGAATGGACGATCCTGAAGTAGCAGCAGCGATGATACGGCTATTATTAGAAAACTCAATGGAACCCTTATTTAATGCTTTACACCCAGGTTGTAGAAAGAACGGTAGATTCTCAAGCATTAATGTAATACGAGCCAGCATCTCACGTGCAGTTGCACCTTTGTTTGCTAGTATCGCAATAGTCTGTTCTGGATGAAACAGAGCATACCATAGCAAATATCCCACCGATGAGATAGACTTACCTGACTGACGACAAGCAAGCACAATAGAAAATCTATTATCATTGAAATGATTAAACATCTTTTCTTGATATGGATACAAAGAAAAGGGCACAAGTCCATGATCAAGGTGTACTACCTTAAGATAGGTTGTAGCAAAGTAAACTGGATCTCTAAGACATCTTGTATATTCTACAACCTGCTCTTGAGACCAAGCCTCTTGTACACCATCTCTTTTAACGTTTGGATTACCTAAGTAACCTAATTCGTTATTCTTCAGAGTCGCCATCAATTACTTTCATCTTATCTAATAGTTTGCGTTGAAGATCTGATGTAGATCCAACAAACACGTTGTTCTGTGTCATGCCACCACCTGGTAACATAGGATTATCCCTATCTACTTTTTCTACATCTTTCTTCTTCTTTTGCAATTCCATTAGGCGATCTGCAACTTCAGCATTTTGCTTCATCATATTAGATAAAACTTCAAATGCTCTCGGATGTTCAGAGTCCCTAGCTAGTTCAAGCATAAGCTCGATAGCCTCATCACCTTTCTCTGCTAGACTATAATATTTAGCCCTTGCAAAGTCATAATCGTCTTTTACATCACTCATTAATCATTCCAATATTCTTTATATGAATCAACACTCGCTGTAGCACTTGATGTTCCGCCACTTAAAGTATCTGTGGTATTAAATATACCTGTCACTGTTTTTACTGTTAACTTATTATCAACATATGTTACTACAACTCCAGTTGCACCAGAATTATTTGCAGATACTACTTCTCCTACAGTGAAAGTATCTGTAGCAGATGATACTGTAAATACAACTTGATCAGGTGTATCTGGCTGGAATATAGTTTCAACTATAGTATGAGCATCTGTTTCTGCAGCTGATAAAGGATTAACAACTACTGATTGTCTTTCCATTGGTTTTGTGCTTGCTGATATTTCGTTATTATAATCTATACTTACAGACTTAACCAATCCTTGAGTACCAATACCTCCATAGAAGTTTACTTTTGTTTCAAAATCTAAAGTATATATTATAACTCTACGAGTAGTAAAATCACCTTCGTAATCGTCGGTTAATGCTACTGATTGTAATACAAATGGTTGATCTGACCTAAAGTTATTATCTACTTCTTTAACTGAAACAGTATAGTCTGGCTGAAAGAAAGGAAGAATTTGTTCTAAAATTTGTAAAGCATCATCTTGATTCTTTGCCATAATACTTAACTGAACATTCAGGTTATAGCCTACTGGGCCTAACACTGTCTTCATTTTATTATTATCTAAAGGATCAGGAAAGCTCTGTTTAATACCCTTTTGTAATTTTGTATTAGGATTATAAGCTAAGCCTGTTAATTCAAAAGACATACGAGGCAATTTAAGAGCAATCTTTGGATCATCAAGATCTCTCTGTTGGTCTAATCTTGCAAGGAACTTTTGCTTTGGTCCGTATGCTAAAGGAACTTTAACTATGCTTTTAGCACTACCATCAGATCCCTTACGCAAAACATTAATATCATTAAAGAGTGTACCAAATACAGCTACTGTTCTTCGTATAGCTGCATGATAAAAGTGATTACCAAACATTACGTTGCGTCTCCAAATGGATTCGATTCAGAGAAGTCAATAATATCATCTGCTTCATCCTCAAAGTTAAAGTTACGTGCTGCAAGATCTGTAGTAAAGGTATTATCTGTAGAAGAAGATATATCATAAACTTTCGTTATAGTTGTAGTAGCACCCGACGTAATTCCTACAAGAGTATTAGATTCTGCAAATGTATGATACAATCCATCAGTAGTTTCTATCTGATTAACTGTCATTTTTACGCCATCAATTTGTAAGAGCTGAGCAGATATATTAACTTCTTCTATAACAGGAGTAACATCTACTTCAGATGCTTGTACAGATACGTACTTAATTCTTTCACCGACCTCAAACGTGCCTGTTATGCTTCCAATATCAAATATCTCTTGATAGCCAAAGTCATTTTCAATACTATCAAGTTCAGAGATACCAGTATTAAATTCTTCTTCATTGAATTCGAATAACCTCGCTTGTAACTTAAAGACAGGTAAGTTACTTAACTGATAGAAAGGTTGTTCGTGTTCTACGTAGCTAATTTCAAAGAATGATTTAGACAAAGGAAGATAAATTAAATCACCTTCACGTGGTCTATCATCGTTAATATCTGAGTTCCATACGCCTACAAGTTTTTGCCATGAACGTTTAGCGACAATGAATGTAGCTTCATCACGAATTTCCATACCAAACTTTTGGAATATATTACCTTCACCTTCAAATCCTTCTGTATTCTCAATGAACATCTCGATAGTATTTGCTGTGTTAAATTCTGATTCTACGTCTTCACCAAGAATAGTGTCTCGCTGTACTATTTTGCGAGGCATATAAAAAACATCTTGGCCATACATTTTGATGGACTCAATAATGATGTCCTCAAACATATATTGCTCGGTGTTTACTTTAGGCGAAAAGAATACATTAGTTGGCATGATCTA